CTACTATATCACCCAATGGTTTCCCAAAATCATTACTATCAATAGTTGAGTTTTTATGAAGTAAAGCATATCTAACGCTAATCTTCATACTTTCTAAAACTTTAGAAAAAAATATTTCAAAAGAATTTATTCCAAACTCAGATGCTAATTGATTGATATAAGAATCACTTTTTATTTTTTTAAAAGTATTGTACAACTCAGATGGAGTTAATCTGTTAAGAATTTCATCTATTTCTGAATATACTTCATCGCCACTAAATTTATTTAATACAAAACTATTATAAGCCTGATTTAAATCTATTTTAGTATCTATATCAATTGGATTATTGGCTTCAAAATTATCAAAAGGTAATAATCTTAATTCTAATCTAGTCGGAGAAATTTCTTGAATCCATAGTTTATCTTTTGCAATAGAACTACCAACTCTATCATTTACAAAATTTAATTGAACTCTAAAAATACCTATATTATATCCAGCTTCTTTTATTAATTTTTTAATATCAATTAAAAATCCACCTCCATCATTAAGTTTATCAGTTAAATTTTCACTTCTAATTAGATACTCATTTATCTGCTCACCCATTATGTATCTTACATTTCCATAATCTTTTTGCTCTAAAATGTTATTAGATGAATCATATAAAATAAATTCTAACGTATCATTAACACCGATATTAAATGGAGTAGCCTTAAACCCCTTATCAATCAAAGCTAAATCAATAGGATTTAACTCCGTTGTAAGGGAAGTTCCTTCATTTATTACTTCATCGATATTTTTAAAATTAGTTAATGCCATTTTAATTTATTTTATCCCGTCCAATTACTACCTCTTTGTTTCTGAACTGCCAATGATAGTGAAACAGTTCCTTTAGATGTCTTAAATTCTAATGTACCTGTATATTCTTTATCACCAGTAAATCCTAATCCTGCGCTTGGTTTATACCCATCAACCTTACCTTTATTCGTAGTAAACGAAATTGTTATCTTTTCCTGTGGTTGAACGGTTACTGAAAAAGGGCCATTTAAGAAATCAACTCCTTTTTGTGAAATTGAAACATTCTGAACATCTAAGGAGAAATTAAATATTTCTACCTCAGGCCCATTTATCCAACTACCATTACCGTCATCTTTTGCTCTACCTCTAAAGGTTAAATCATTATATTTCTGATCTCCTTTATTTATAACTCTCACTGTAATATCAGCACCAGCCTTCGCTCCCTCTGCAATTCTGGCATTTTTACCATTTAATTGTTCTGTCAAACTATCAACTTGCTTTTTTAATGATTCAATAGTTGCGTTTTGACCTTCGTTTCTAGCTTTAAGTGCTGAGTTTTCAATTCCATCCAATGTCATTCTTTGAATATTAGTTTGGAGTTGATCAGTAATAATAGCAAATTGAGTTCTTAAGTTTTCTGCATTTGCTTCAGCAGTTACTCTTAATAATCTTTCACTATCCAATTCTACATCCAATGATGCTGAAATAGCCGTTAAATCTGCAACCTCTCTTTCTAAATCAGATATTTGTAGAGATTGTGATTCTATTGTTAATCTAGCTAATTCTAATGAACGAGTTACTTCATTATAAACTGGCCTAGGTACTAAATCTAATTCTAATTCAGGTGAAGTAGGAATTAATTCAAAAACATTTACATCAATAGCTTTTTTTAATTCATCGGTATTGTAAACTCTTTTCTTTGAAGGAGCATAAACAAACCCCGTCTTATCTTCATCAAGAGTTGCCTCAAAATAAACGGAGTTTCTATCCCTTGCTACAAGAGAACCACTATTTTGTAAATCTTTTTTAATCAACTCGAACTCCATTACTTCTTATTTCAAATGTTAAATCATCTTCAAAATATTCTTCAAACCCATCTCTTTCTATCAAAAATAAAAGTCTATAAACTCTATTTTTAGGAAAATTAGTAGTATCGAATACTAAATAGTTTCCTTCTGAATTACAATTTATCTTACTATAAGTAGAAAAATCTATAATTTTCTTCTTTGTAATTTCATCTCTGATAGCATAATATGAACTTGTTGGAAGATATTTTACATCCAAATAAGAGAATGAATTAGAAAAGGTTTTCAAAGGATATTGATCTCTACCAATTACTTTAATTTTAACCTTTCCACCTTCATAGTATGCAGGCTTTAATTCTTTACTTTTAACTATAATCGATGAACCACTCAATGGGCCTAATGAACCAGTTGAAAAAGAACCCGATGTATCATCCCACCCCAATTTTAATAAAGGTTGATTTATGGTATTAGTTTCTCTCGAATAAAAATTCATTATACCATAATCCAAAGATGAAGATTCTGCTCCTATCGAATGTTTTAAAACTAAACCATAATTTGTAGAACCCGTCCAATAATTATAAATTGATTTAACATTCATCTCAACATCTAAACTTTGATATGTAAATGTTTGAGACCCGCTAATTGAAGATGTTACAAATCCAGGTTGAGTATTCCAAGTTATACCATCTTCATTTGAAGGTGTAAAAATAAATGTCCCAATTCCCATATTCCAACTTTCGGTTACAGGATATGCGTAAAGGGAAAAACTTACTGGCATCTCTTCTGCCATCGTAAGTTTTAAATCCATAGTTACAGAAGATGCGGTTACATATGAAGGTATATTCTCAGTATCGAATTGAATATAAACTCTTGCATCATCTTTTTCAGCAAATCGTGAATAGTGTTTTGATACCGTCAATATTTCATCTAAACCAGTATTTTTGGTTTTATATAAGGTATATACCGTTGCATCTTTTGATGCTGTTACAAAATGAATCATTATACTGCTCTTCCTTTTATGTCTTTATCAGGAAACTTAACTTCAAAGATAGATGGATCCAATGAAGGATAAATTATCTTATTCTTTGTAGCACCTTTAATATCATAACTATTTCTCGCGTATCCACCTCCACATTTATTTACAACTTCAACTTTTTGAACCGAAGCTACTCCTTCAACCATTGCCAATGATAATTCAATATCAGATAGATTTATTGTTTGATTGAATTGCCAATTTTCAATTGCAAAGAATGATTTAAGTTCTTCAATACATCTCAGTACAACTTCTCTGCTATTATAATTTCTATATACAGTTACATCAAAATTAATTCCTATGTTAATCACAAATCCATCTATTATATTAACACCATCAGTAAGGATTCGATATTCATTTAAATATGTTTTAAGATTTTCCTTTACAGCTCTGTTAAGATTTGTAAGTTTACCATTCGCATCATATCCTAATGTATAAAGATTGATTGCAAATGGATTTACTTGTTCCGCACTCTGCGTTGTTTTCTGAACAAAACTTCTTACATTATCTTTTATTTCATTAGTAGTAGGTAATTTTCCCCCTTTTGCTAAAGATGAATTTACTATACTTCGTACTATTTCCGCAAATTCAGTAACATTTTCAGTTGAATTAAGAATAGCTTCTGGTGAATTTGAATTTAATGAATTATCACCTATTGCAAATACTTTTGAAACTGAACCATATTTTACCGGCATCGATAAAGCTCTCACCTGATAATCTTTAGCAGTTACAGCTCTATTTTGAGATGCATAATTTGCTAATGCAGTTTCTCTTATTTCATCTATTGTATCAACTCCTCTACCACCTTTTGCCGGTATTTCATTTTCAACTGCTAATGAATTTTTTGCAAAATTGTAAACTACTAAATCAAAATCAGAATATGTATCATTCAAATCTTCATTAAAAACAATATTTGTAATTGAAGTTAAATCTCCTTGCGGTACATTTGATGAAACCCCACCTCCTACTAAATAGGTAACAGTTAGTGTACTATTTGCAGATGGTGATTGCCCATAAGATTTTGTTTTCAAAAAGTTAGTAGGGTCGTATGATTCAGCCATTCTATCTATTGAGTTGTTTAATCCCAACCCTACGTTTTTAAGGTTTGGTATAATCAACTCATCACTTAAGGAACTATCACCTCCACCAAAATGAATTGATGTAGTAAAATCATCGTTCGTCTTTACAACGAATCTTCTAGATGTTTTTAATAATTTTAACAAATAAGGAACAGTTGTAGAGAATTGATATAAATCTGGATCATTTTGCTCAACATTTGGGTAATCAATGTAAATTGTTTCTTGTGCTAAATAAGGAACTTCATACCATTTATTTCCATTATCATCTATTACACTTTCTACCGAAATTACATTTATATCCGATAAATCTATTTTTTGAAAGGCTTCAGATGTTGTAAATGTTTGTTCAAACGTTTTTTCGGTTGCAGATATTGCCTGTATTTTTTTCTTTACTAAGAAATAATCTGGAATATTAGTAATATTCGTTGTACTATATACGGTTACCTCTCTATCATTTTCATCGTTAAAATCTAATGATTCCACAGTTCTAAATGTAAGACCGGAAACTGAATTAGACCTTACCTCTAATCCTGGATTTATTCTCAATAAATATTTAGTATCCAATTCACCATTAGAGGTTGCCTTACATAATTGATATACTGATAATGTAGTAATTGCAGGAGAAGTAGATTTTGGTTTATACCCTAAAAGATTTGCTAACGCAAAAACATTTTTCTCTTCTGAAGCAAATTGAATAAGGCTTTCCTTTAGAGATGAATCGGTATAATAACCCAATACATCTCCAATATACGATGCCATTTCTATGAACATCATACCAGGTGATGCTTCATTAAAATCATTATAAGAAGATGGGAAATATGTTTTAGCGTATTCAACCAAATTATCTCTAAATGATTGAAAATCTTTACCTAAATAGCTTATATCTCTGCTATTTCTTCCTATTTTTTTATTTGTTACTTTAAATGCCATTATTCAACTATATTAAAAGTTACAGTCTCTAAATTTTGTTGTCCCGAAACCCTAAATGATAGTGAAATATTAAAATTATACCTATCTCTATCACTATTTGATTGATCTACTAAAATCTCTTCAATAGATACAAATGGCATCCATTGTGCAATAGATTCTTCTATCGATGTTTGTACTTTAATTTCCAAATCATCAGTATTTTGTTCAAAAAGAGCTTCATATAATGCAGTTCCGAATGTTGGGTGCATTAATCTTTCTCCTCTTCTTGTAAGTAAAAGATTTTTAATGTTTGATTTTATTTGGTCGATAGTTTGGTATGATTGAGCAAAATAACCATTAGCTCCCCTTTGAAAAGGAAGTGTTACCCCAATAGCAACTCTATCTTGCTCTGGTAAATCTTTAACTAATTTTGGCCCAATTACTATCGCCATTTATCTTATCTATTTTTATCTTTACTCGCTTTCAAAACCTGAGCACTTCTCATTATTGCTTTATCGATAATATCATTTCCTGTTTGTGGCATAGGAGAAGATTGATTTTGATACCCCACTTGAGGATTACCATACCCAATCATTTCAGGTGTCATAGTTCCCCACTCTCCATCGGTTCTACTAAAATTAGGTCTTACCGCAGTTTCATTCAAGATTTGGTTTAAAGTTGGGTTTTTAGTATATTGCTTTTGCTCAACTTCTCTATCTTCCTCTAATAAAGCCAATGCTCTATCAAAAGGATTATCAATTTTCTTTTCAACTATTGTAGGTTTTACACTAGCTTTTTTAAGTTCGGCTAGGATTTCTTTTCTAACCTGTTCCTTAATCTCAGCAGTTTGTTTTTTAACTTCTTCTTTTACTACAAGCTGAATAGCTTTAAAAAGTTTGTTAGTATCCATATATCTTTGCTTATGTTAATAAATATTTGTATCTTTAATTTTATACTATCCCGCAGTATTCCCATTAGTTGTTATATCAGTTGGGATCTGTATAGGAAGTGGTTGAGATAAAAATAATGCAGATTCTTCCGCTCTTCTTCTAACTAATCCTGGATAAACTACACCACCTCCAGTTGTAGGCCCTTCTTTTATATATTGCCCGGCTAAATCATATTTTCCTTCCTTAATAGCACTAGCAATTTTTGTTCTCAAACTACCACAGTTATACGCATAACTTATTAAAGCAGCTTTAGCAGGTTCACTTAATTTATTCCATTCTTCTTCGGTTAGGGTGTTACCAAATGTTCCTACGACTCTTGGTTTGAAACGATTTACTAAATCATGCTCTAACATTTTCATAGCATTCGCTCGAGTAGTCTGCATACCAATAGGGGGTGGTACTTTTTTCTGATTAGTTTGTTTATAATAATCAGCAACAGGTAATACTCTTTTAATAGTTCCGTCATCAAGTAAAATTTTATCAGTTCCAAATCCTAATCGATATGCGTTTACATCCCATGATGAAATCTCAGTAAATCCTTCATTTTTAGAAATATATTGAGCTGCGATTTTAACCCACTCTCCACTTAAATCTACCGAACTAATATCTCCTGCTTCACCTCCTGTACCACCTGCAATTTCGGAAAGATTAGCTTTTTGAGTATCAGCAAAATCTTGAAGAGCTTGGTCTAATTCAGCTGGATTAACCAAAAACCCAAATTTTCTTTTCAAATCCGCTAATTTATTAGGATCTGTTTGGAATGCATTTAAAGGAATACCGGATAAATCAAAAGCATTACCGGTGGCAGAATACCCTGTCCAAGTTCCAACTCCTACTGCGGTTATTCCTCCTGGAAAAATTGCAGTTGTAAATATTTCTCCTCCTACGGTTTGTAAATGAACATTTGCAGCTAAAATTAATTTATCTATAAACCCATCCACATTATCCAATCCTTCGTATGTAAATGCTATTGTAGTTTGGATTCCAGTTCTAGTAACTAAAACTTGCTGAACCGGTATTATATTTGAAATTGCACCCGGAACAGGTAAAAGAGGAGGATATAGTGGTTGCAGAGTAGCCCCAGCCCAATATTGAATAAAACCATTAGCTATGGCATTAATAATGTCTAATTGTTCATTGGATGCTTCCTGTTGAAGTAAAACTGATTTTATTTTTAGTTCCAACGCCTGAACGTTTCCGACTTGAACAGGATTCTTATTCATTAAATCTCCGGAAGGAGGAGTTTTTAATAAAGTATCGTATGCTTGAGCTATTTCCCTAGCTAAATCATCTGGAGAAAATGGAGGAGATTCCATTACTCTTTTAACTCTAGCTTTAAAAATATCCCACATTACATTTGAAATTTAACGGTGCCCGATAAAACAGTTGATAATCTACTTCCTATCGCTCTTAATTTGTTTTCATTTTCCTGATTCATACCCGATACTGGCCCAGCTGGAGTTCTAAACCCACCATCTCTTAAGTTTATAATTTCAGCGATTAAATCTCTGAGAACTTTTACTAATTCATCACCATCAACTAAAGGTTTTAAATTCTTAGAACCTAAATTTATTTTACCGGTGTCTCCAACGTGAAGGTTTATTTGATTACCAAATGCCTGAATATCAATATGGTTTTTTGAGTTAATGTTTATACCCCTATCAGTATCCACAGTGAATATACCATCAGTTATTATACCAAAATGACTTTTACTCCAAAAAATCATTTCATTTTTTCTAGAGGAAAAGATTAATCTATCAGAAGTTATGAATATTTGCTCACCATCCAATTTAGAAGGATAGGCTTCAAATCCAAAATCATCATCCAATCCTATGTAAACAAATTTAGATGATTTATCTGGTCTAGTTTTGAAATTAGAACCTCCTAATTTATCCGGTGTTCCTGGTACAAAATTTATAGCGGATTTACCACTTGATAATAAAATTGTAGAGCCATCCCTATTTAAATCTTCTAGAACCGAATCATCTCCTCCACCACCTAACCCCCCAAGTAATCCACCTGCTTCTTTTTGCTTGTTTCTAATTGTTATAGTTGGTGCAAATTCATTTTTACCATTATTAAAACCTGATAATCGAATACTTTGTCCAAATCTAGATTGTAATAAAGTATCTCCTTCAAAAAGTTTTAATCTTCCAATTTTCTCCTTTTTAAAATAATTACCGAAATTTCCACCGAATCCACCTATCGCACTTAATGCACCACTCAATGATTTAAAGTTACCTATACCAGTTTGAGGTGTAGATGGTTGAGGTGCGCTACTATCCAGACCACCATTATTAATTGTTTTATTTAAATTTATTCTACGATAGACGGGAATACTTCCTGCAAAATTAACATCTACGAGTTCACTTTGTAGCGGTAAATCTAAAAATTTTTCATTCTCCGGATATGCTATAACAGTAGTAGCTTTATTTTTTGCAACCAAATCTACTTCAATCGCTCCTGGAAGTATTTTAGTTCCTCCTGGTGTTGAACCAAAGTCTAAGTAAACTTTTTTTACTTTTCCCTGAATTACATCAGATGAAGTATTATAAGATTTATTAGGTAGAGGTGATACTCTGTAATCATCCCTAAATGAAAAAATTCCCATTTATTTTCTATTTTCCAGTTTACTTTGAATTTCTTGTAACTCTAATTCAATATCATCAACTTTATCCTTAGTTTGCTTTTCCATCTCATCCGCTACACTTCTCACTTCATCTAATAATTGTGCTCTTTCTGCTTCCGATAAAAATCCATCATCAGATGGGCCTTTGGATTCTGCTGCAATAATCCTTTGAGCAATGGTTGCCAAACGAATTAATAAATCATCATTTTCTACCGAAAATTTTACTAAATCTTTAATAACAGGCCCTATTTCAGCAATATCACCTGCATGTCTGATTGATTTTTTAAATTCCTCAATCAAATCCCCTATTTTTTGTTTTTTCGTTCTTTGATTGGTGTAAATTTCCTGAAACAAATCAGATAATTTCTTTTCACCAAATAAAACGAAATCTGTTGCCTGTTGCTTTCCCATAATAATAAATACCTAATAACTAAATTTGTGTGGATAATATGTTTAGATATACAATCTCATCGTTTTCTTTAAGAGTAGTGAGCTCTAAATTTTTATCTTCATATGTATCCAATAAAATATATCTATATATATTTTCAATATCTAAATTTCTATAATATGAATATTGAATGTAATTATGCTCTATTCTTTTTTTAAATTCATCTGATGTACATAGTTTCATAACATCAGATGATTTCATTTTTGAAAACATTTCAATTACATCTACATAAGATTTAACAGTCGTTTGAGTATCGTTTAAATCTATTTTAAATGAAAATAAGTCGTTAAATAAAACGAACCCCAATTCTTCGATTATTTTTATTTGTTCCTCAGAAGAAATTAAAAGTAAAAAAGGTATTTTATGAGCAAAATTCCTTAAAGTTTTTTCAGTAAGATGTGAATTAAATCCATTATTATCAAACCCAAAATCTGAAAATGTCTCTATTGTAAATCCAAAAAAAGAATTTTTGTAAACTGATTGAAAATTAAAATCAGCAGTTCTATTAGTGTAAGTGAATACACTCGAGTGATCGTGACTCTGCAGAATATCTAAATTATTTTTTATATTTGGAAAATTTTCAATATGTCTATTACCATAATGCTCTTCCCCGTTGCAACTCACATAGGATTGATTGAAATTTAAATTTCTATTTAGTAATTCGTTAAGAACTAATGCTCTTGGTTTTCGTATAGCGTTATTAGTAAAATAAAATTTTAAAAATCTTTCCGAATAGTCTTTAAATCCGGTATTTAATTGTGAGTGTTCAGAATGGTCAGTAATTGATAATCCATTATGTAAACAATTAAACCTATCTAAGAAATGATTTGTAGAATGAAAAAATATATTTCTACTTAAAATTCCATTTTTTAAACAATTTTGATAAAAAGCCTTTGCTCCGCCAAATGAGATGGGTTCGGTAAAATTATATAAAATTATTTTTTTATTAACTAAATTTTTATCAACCGCAATGCGTTGAAAAAAAGGCAATTGATTTGTTATGGATACGAATAAAAAATCCGCATCAATATCGTTATCAACTTTTTCAAAAAATTTTTGATTATGGAGATGGGATACTGATATGAATTCAACTTTCAAATCATAAAAATATATCCTTACCATTTAATTTTCTTTATAAATGAATACAATTCATTGGAAATTAATCTATAACCTTCTCTATTAGGATGCTGAGTGCTTCTATTATCCCAATTTTCCTGATATTCCCAATACGTTTCATCGGTATGTTGTATCAACCATTCTCTAAATGTAGTTTGCATACACCCCCAATAATTTTTAGTTTCAACTAAATGAGTTTTATCATAATCTTTACTCACTCCTAAAAACATATCTTCTATCCCATCACATAAAACATAATTTATTTTATAGTGTGCAAAAAATTGTTGAAGAAAAATTATATAGTTTTGGTTCACTATTGAATAATATAAATCAGAATATAGATTGGTTAGCCAAAATTTCTTATAATCTTCCATAAAAAAATCATAGTAACGATTTTCGGTTTGAGTTGATGTAAAGAATCTTTCAGGAGTTTGCATCAAGTGCTTTGTACTCCAACTTAACCATTCTCCTTTAGGCCCATGTGGCATAAAAGGAAGATAATCTCTCAAAGATGAACTCCACATAACAACCACCAAATCATTTTTTGTAGTTATTCCGTTCTTAACATCATCTATAATTTGATTAAATATTTTATTATTTGGATTACCACTTATACCATTATTTTCATATGTAAAGTTCAAATCATCTGCCAAAAACTTAACCCAACTATTCTCTTTTTGGTAAGCCATCTTTTCGTGTTTGGAGAGGGCATCTTCGACTTCTCGATTACAACCCTCTCCAATAGTCCAACTATCACCGTATGCAACTAATCTTTTCATTTTTTTCTTATTAGATAGTTTTCTAATACTAATAAATCTAATCCTATTTGTAAAAATGTGTTTATAGCAGTTTGTGGGTTCAATATCATTGTCTGATCCTTAACATTAAAAGATGTGTTTAATACAATCGGAAATCCCGTTTTCTCCTCCAATTTATCTAATAGTGAATAAACTCTTTCAGTTTCGGTTTTCTTTTTTAAAGTTTGTATCCTAGCACTACCATCAATATGAGTAATAGCAGGCAGTTTATCCTTAAATTGTTTTTTAACACTCACAATTTGATTCATATATGGAACTTCTCTATCCCATTCGAAATATGTAGAGGTGGAGGAATCTTTCACAATTGGTGCAAAAGGTCTAAAACCTTCTCTCTTTTTTACAATTTTATTTATTTTAGATTTCATTTCAGGATTTCTCGGGTCAGCAAAAATAGAGCGATGCCCCAATGCTCTAGCTCCCAACTCCAATCTACCTTCAAACCAAGCAACCACTTTTCCATTTGAAATTTCAGTTGATACAATATCGATGATTTCATTATCAGATAATTTTTTGTAAATTAATTCTTTATTATAATTTCGTAATATTTGTAAAATATATTCATTTGAAAACTTAGGCCCTAAAAATGGATTAGTGTTATCATATCTTTCTTTTATAGTTCCCCTATAAAATGAAATCAAACATGCTCCAATAGAAGAACCCGAATCCGATGGTGCTGATGGAATCCATACATTTTTAAATCCTGTCTTTTTTGAAATTTTTCCATTTGCAGTTCCATTATATGCACAACCTCCTCCTAATACTAAATTATCACACTTAGTTCTACGATGTAAATCTTTCAATAAACGAAAAAAGTACATCTCATAAATGAATTGTACCGCCGCGGCTAAATCTTTATGCTCTTGTGTTATTTCTTCATTAGGTAATCTAGGTAATAACTCTAAATGTTTTGATAATTCTGATGTAAACATAACATCATCAGTTTTGTGATAATCAAACATTTTCATATTCAATTTAAACCCGCCTTTTTTTGATGGATAAATTATTTCTCTAAATTTATGAACAAAAGTTTTAGGATTCCCATAAGGAGCTAACCCCATCACTTTATACTCTCCTTCATTTGGCTTAAATCCCAAAAATGCAGTGAATGTAGAATAAAACATTCCCAATGAATTTGGAAATTGTGTAGATTCTAATTCTTCCCAATCATTTAATTTATTTCCCTTTGCTAAAACAGTTGTATCCCATTCACCTACCCCATCAACTGTCAATATAGCTGCTTCATCAAATGGAGACGTTAAATATGAATACCCAATATGAGAATCATGATGAGATGTAAACTTAATTGTTGCACTTGAAAACAAAAATTTAATTTGATTCTTCAAATCATAATATTGTCTAATACCCTTTACTGCAAATTTAAAAGCATCTTTTATCTGAAAATTATTCAAACATATTGATACAATTCTATGAGTTTTTAGTAAAGGCTTTTCATAAAAACACACCTCTTCTATATCTTCAAATGAAAGTTTAGATTCTTCCATTATCCATTTGATAGATTTATGCGGAAAAGAGTTATCATGTTTTATCCCACTAAATCTTTCCTCTTCTACTGCTAATAATACTTTACCATCTTTCACTAAACATACCGAACTATCGTGGTAAAAGCAACTTATTCCTATACTAATCATATTAAAAAAAACTATCTTCTTCTATTTCAATATCCCCTGTATTTAAAAACTCTTCTAAAATTCTATCTTGATGAGTTTTCATTATTGAAATAACTTTTGTTATATAATGTGTTTTATGACCTGTCATTTCTCTTATTAAAAGATACAGGCTCTTTTTATTAAAATTTTCTATGTAATCAACCCTCCTAAATAATTCCAATATAGCATCTGCAATTTGGATATCTCTTTTCTTATCAAATACGGAATTTAGTTTTTTATCCCAATATGCTAACATTATATTTCTAAATTCAATATGATTATCATTAGCTTCTGCACTAACATAATCCTCAGATGGATTCCAACTTTCAGGCATTGCTGAAATTAAATCATTTTGTTTATATCGTTTGTAGTTTGAGTTGTTTAATAGAATTAAATGGTTTAATGCCATTCTGGTAAAATAAGAGAATGCCTTACCCTTTCCTTCCTGAAACATATGTATTTTTGAAATCATCTGGGATACAACTTCTCTTTTTACATCGGAAGGAGAATCATCAAAATAAGAAAATTTATAAGTATTTAAAACATTTTCTGCTATTTTTTCGAAAGGATATTTTATTTTTTCAACATATAGTACATTCCTTTCTCTTAAACTTTCTGATTTATTATAAGCAATTATCGCTTCTTCGGTTTCCAAAGTAAAATACATTTTATTCTTTGGAGTCTTCGGTTTTCTTGGCATTTTAATCTAAAATATTTTTAAATGATTCTATTTCATCTTTAATTTGAGAAAAAACAGTACCTACATCATCATCTTTTTCAAAAAGCTCTTTACTATCTAATTCCCTAATTGTTTTTAACAATTCTTCATATGCTTCTCTTCGGTTTACTATAAATCCTTCGTAGTACTCAATTTTTTGTAATGCGTTAGCGATTCCATATAATAAAAATCCAATTACTAAACATAACAATACTATTAATAATGTAATAAAAATTTCCATAATTTATTTTTTAAGCTTCCCCTATGCCCCCGAAATAAGGAAAAGATTCAATTTTATTTTCTCTTTCTTCTCTGATTTTATCCAATTTTTTAGAAACAACTTTTACTTTTTCATCCATCATTTTACCAATTTGTTCGGAAGATAATATATTTTGCTCTACCATAATATCAGTAAGAGTAGCAATTAATAATTCTGCCTGGAGTAATCTTGCTGATAAATTATTTAATACTTTTGTTTGCTCATCTAATGCATTAAACACAATCGAATTATCATTTTCAAATTTATTCATTATTTTTTACATTATCACATACCCCTTATCCATAAATTTTTGGATATGCTTAAATTTAATTTGCTCAATCATACCCTCAGGTGATTTAGCCATAACTAACTGATTTCTTTCATGTTTAATTTCTCTTACCATTGGTTTATTAACATTTTTATCAGCAATTGTAATACCATCTAAAAGGTCAATCATTTGTTGGGCATAAATGCATTCATTTAACCCTTCTTTATTATTTTCCAAATCTCCCTCAAATACTACTAACCCCAAATTATCAGTTTGAACTTGTAATTTAGATGATCTATTCACATATCTGTATTTTTTACCTCTATCGAACTCGGAAATTTCCTGTGAAAGAATTGTATCACCTGCATATCCAGTTATAGTTGGATTTATAAGTAAAATAGGAGTTTCTGAATTGATATAAACCGCTCTAAATTTACTTTCAATTGTTTGAGTTGAAACTGCAAATAAATTATTTCTTCTACAATGAGAAGATAATTTTTTGTTTAATAATTCTTCATCAGTTTTTGTAAATTGTGAAGACTCTATTTTTCTAATTTTCATATTATATGTTATTATTACAAATGTATTAATAATTTTTTAATTTTCAAACTATTCTTTTGTTTTTTTATAAGTAATCCAATAATTAACTGCATTTTGGTCGTTTATCCACTTAGATTTATCGCCCCAATCAAATCCAGGTCTAGCATAATATGGTAATAAATCTTTTGCAACTAAAGCTCTATTTGGGTGTGCGGTCATATTATCTATTAAACCATCGCCATCGGTATCATATCCATCGATAGAACCATCACCATCTAAATCAATACCTCTATTTGAAAAATCTCTTTGTAAACTTTCTAATTCTATATCAAATTCAACGACTTTTTTTTTAAGTCTTCTTCATATCTCTCCTTTGCTTCAATTAAAGCATCAACTGGAGCAGGAGGATTTACTATATTTTCGAAAAATACCTCTTTATCATTCTCTGATTGTAAGATATTTTCTACTATTTCCTCATTTGTATCGTTTTTTGTTAAATTTTTTCCATTATCACCATAAATTTGATAATTTTTTTCCACTAATTCGGAATTTTGTCGAATTATCTCATCATTTTTTCGGTTTGTAATTATTAAACCATTAAATGCAATTATTAACGCTACCGCTAATGGGTCAAATACTAATACAATGATAAGGATAAAGAATTTTACAACATCGTTAAGTGGAACATTAAATGCTTCTGCTACAAAACGAAATCCACCAACTTCTCTTTCTAATTCAATATTATTATTTTTGATAGAATTGATAGAATCTAATGAAATATTATTCTGAACTGTTAAGTCATCAATTCTTTTTGAAATTGAAGCGATTTCTTTATCAGCATTACGAATCATTTGAGTAACTCTACTTGTAGATGAATTTCTATCTATTTGCTTAGATAAATTTGCTTCCTGTGAGTTACGAATATTTTGTTGATTGGTTAATTGAGTTGTATAACGAGCAATCTCAGCGTCATTCTTTTCTATTTGCGTTTGATATACTGCAATATCTCTTTCCACTTTCTGTAAGGAAAGGTTTTGCTGTTGGAAAGCATTTGAAAGATAACCGAATATACCAGCGGATGTGATGAGCATTAAAGTAGCAACTGATATAGTCAAATACCATTTGTTAAATCCTTCGATTTCATCCCATTTTTGTTTTAAATAGGTAGCAGCAACTAATTTAGCAAGTTCTAATGAACCCGCCATCACCATTACTGATAAAGATGCTCCAGCAAATAATACTCCTAAACCTGTAACTGAAAAATAAGCCGCACAACCTGCGATTAAAATTGCTGAAAATCCTACTAAGATTTTTAACCAATTCATTTTATCCTAAATCGATAAGGTCATTGTTTGTTTCGATTAACCCTTTAACTTCTTCCAATAATCTAATTGCTTCTGCATTATTTGCAGGTCTTGCTCCGTTCATCATATCCAACACGATTCTGATTCTTTGTTTGATTGCTTCGTTGTTGTCTTGAATTCTTTGTCTAAATTTTGCCATAAAAATTTTTGTTTGTTATTATAAATATATACTAATAAAAAAGGGAAGATATAATCTCTTCCCTTCTAAAAGTAATAAAAAAAATTCAATTAACCAACTTTAATCGTAACTTTTTTAGGTTTTGTTTCTTCCTTTCTTTCTAATGTTATAGTTAATATACCATTTTTAATTACTGCTTTTGCGTTTCTACCATCGAAATTTTTACCAATAGTGATTTTTTCATCAATTTTAGAAACCAATTCATTATATGGTGTTTTTTCTTCTGGTTTACTTGATTTGATTTCAATTTTATCTTCATAACAATTGATTTCAATATCGTTTGCGTCATGCCCCAATAC